AAGCAAGCCGTAATGATGGGTTTGTCATGGTGACGCTTGACCCGCCACCGGACTTGTTGGAGATCGCCGAAGCCCTGGACGCGATGGCGAAACCACACGTGGGAAGCGGCTGGGCGAACATCAACTACACCGACCTGCCCTGCACCACGCCACGGCAGGAGGCAATCTGGATGGAATTCAACGGCATCACAAGAGGGGAGGATTGATGGCAAGGCGCGGTTACGTGCAATTGGCCAATGGCTTCTATCTCAACCGGAAGGTACGCCGGTTGCGTCGCACCATGCCCTCTGCCGTCAGTGCGTTCGTCGTCATGCTTTCCTACTGCGGTGACAACCTCACGGACGGCTTCGTGGACTCGGACACGGCGGAATTCGTGCTCGACATCACCACGCAGGAGCTTGACGCTTTGCAGCAGGTCGGATTGATCGAGGCCGTGGATGGCGGCTATGTCATCCACGATTATCTCGAACATAATCGGAGCCGTCAGCAGGTGATGGCCAAGCGCAAGCGTGAGCATGACCGGTATTCTGCTGGCAGTCTGCCGGCAGAAATTGCGCAGACTGCCGGCAGAATCGAAACAGAATCGGGACAAACACCAGAACACCAGAACACCAGAACCCAAAAGAAAGAGAAAGAAGAATATTCTTCTTCTTTCTCCAAAGAAATCGGGCTGAACGACTTCGAGCTGGTCAGGGAGAAAACCCACGCCAATGCCGCCATAATCCGCGATTACCCGAATCTCGACCTGTCAGACGCGTGGAACGCATTCTTAAGCCGACATTATGGCGAAAACCGCACGATAGCCGACTGGACGCGCCTGTGGAAGGGCTGGTGCCAACGCAGAGCCAAAATGAGCGGCATACCACCCTCGAAACGCCACGTGCACACGTGGAAATGCTCTCACGTGCTCGAAGCGCTCGGACGCGACGAAGAAACAGCACAGGCAGACGAAAAGGCCTGCGAATTAGCCGACAGACTCAACAAGGAGAAATCATGAAACACGAACCGGTAATCATGTACAGCCGAGAATGGTTGGAACACGAGCGCCGCAAAGCATGGCAGGAAGGCTACGCGGCCGGATGGAAAGACCAGGAATGCGACTTCCCGCCACACACCACAGAAAACCCATATCTGGAGACCAAATGACCAATACCGAGAAGACAATAATCTGCACCGTCATCACCTGCATGCTCATCATCTTCCTCACCATCGGCACATGCATCTCCATGCAGTGGTACACGTCCACCCACCACGATTTTCAAATGGAGACGGTCAAGACCGGTGACGTGACGTGGGCATGCCTCAAAGACTGAGGCGCATACATCGGATGCAACACAGTGGAGGAATACAAGTGAAGAAAATACTCGAAGACATGATCATCAAGTGGCATCAGGCCGGTTACGCGCTTGACGAGATCGCGCCGCTCGTGCCGCAAGTGCCGAAAGCCGAAATCGCCGCACTCATCCGCCAGCACGACAAGGAGACCAGACTTTGACCAACTGCCAGCACTGCCGGAAGCCAATGAAGCCGGTGTCCGCGAATCTGCTCTGCGCCAGCTGCCGAGAAAACTACTGGCAGCTGATCCGCCAGCTCGGACACGTCCAACTGCCCGCCCTGCGGAGCATCATGCTCCGACAGGCCCGCATCGGCACCCCAGCACACACGCCAAGCCGAGGCAACGCACCAATACCCATCGACACCCACGCTCAAGACCTCATCGCAGACAGCGAAGCATGGTTGGCGGAACAGGCGGGCAAAATACGCGCCGCATACGCTGGATACGACTGGCGGAAAGCGTGGTTCGCCATAATCAGCAACCGGCGCACCATCCTCGACATGAGCACTGCAGCAGACGATTACGCAGCCCTGGAACACATCAGCCGACGCAACGAGACGGCCTTGACACCAGAAGAGGCAATGGTCATCATCGGCACATGCCCACAATGCGGCCACCAAGCCACCAGCACGCCACAGGCCGACGAATGGACATGCCCGCACTGCAAATGGCAAGGCGGAGTCCAAGCCATCAAAGCCACCCGCGACAACAAACTCTGGCAACTCGAATACACCGGAAAACCAGTCGAAGTCGCAAGATACCTCTCCAAAATGGACATCCACTGCACAAGCGACCAGATCCGCCAATGGCTCACCAGAGGCAAACTCCACGCCACGCCGACAAAACACAAAGGAGAGTACGTGTTCAACCTCGGAGAAATAACCGCCATGCTTGACTGTCACAATTAAAATGCTATACTGTCGTACAGTAGTAAAATGGTTCAGCCTGAAAGGGCTGGGCCATTATTAATATCAGCTTCGGTAGCTCAGTGGCAGAGCACGAGGGATAGCACAGATACCAGAGGACGGATACCAAACCGGCCATGGCTTCATGATTCTTTGCGAATGCCCGTGATCAGAGATAGTGCATCCCACACCATGCGCTGGTTCGACTCCAGCCCGAAGCACCACAAGGCGGTGACCACATGCCAGGAAGAACGCGCAAGACCAGCCGCCAATTCGAAAAAGACAAGGCCACATTCTTCACACAATGCAAGGCACAGCATGCAGTCTGCTGGTTGTGCGGCATGCCAATCGACTACAACGCAGTCAAGAACACCACAGATGACTCATTCAATCTCGATCACATGTTCCCGGTCAGCAAGCATCCCGAACTCCAATTCGACCCAGCAGGCTTCAAGCCGAGCCACACCAGCTGCAACCGCTTGAGAGGCAACCAAGATCCGCCAGCGCCAATCGGAACACTCTCAAGACAATGGATAACAACAGCATGAGCCCAACACGAGGGGTAGGGGCGGTGAAATCGTAAAACCAACGACAGAGCGCAAGACGTCCCGCGTGGTTGCTCTTCCTCTCCCCGACGGACGAAATTGACCGGGGGTCGCGCGCGATTGCAGATTCGAGGTGAAGCATGTCGGCGAAATTCCCGAGCCATAATGTGGCGGAGGCTTTGGAGCGCTCATTGAAGAACGCCGATGGGCTGAAGGCCGTGAATTCCGCAGTGGTCGCGGCCGCCCGCGTACTGGCTGGTCGGATTGACTTCCTGAATGCCACCGGATTCGTTGACGAGAACGGGAAGATCGACAATGTGACTCTGCCGACTTTCCTGAAATACTGCCAGTCTCTCGGATTGACCTTGGACGCTCCAGCGAAGGTCGGGCGTCCGGCCAGGCAGAAGCCCGAAGTCAGGGCTGAGGAAGCGAAGAGCGACAAGGTTATCGCGATGGATGATTTCATGAAGCGTTTCGGCTGAGAGGTGGTGTCCGATGGTGGCTGAGAATCTTACGGTTTTCGGTGCCATCGATGACGAGAGACATGGTGTGACCCTGCCGCGTATCTTTACGCCGCCGTTGCGTCCGTTGACGAGGGAGACGAGCAATGGTTTCGCGGTGATCGCGTTCGCGGAGATCATGCTGCATGTCCACCTTTATCCGTGGCAGCAGTGGCTGCTCGTCCATGCTCTCGAACTGCTTGAGGATGGCAGCTATCGTTTCCGCAAGGTCATCGTGCTGGTGGCCAGACAGAATGGCAAGACCACGCTGATGGGCGTGCTGGCCGCGTGGTGGCTGTTTGTGGACTCGAACAAGCACCCGGATAGGGTGCCGCCCGTGAAATTTCTGGTGGTGGGTGCCGCGCAGACGTTGGATAATGCGAAGGGGCCTTACAGTCAGGTGAAGGAGTGGTGTAATCCGCGTCCTGAGACTGATGAGGAGTCCGATCTGGTGGTGCCCGAGCTTGCGGGCATGACGCAGAAATTCGTGAACACCAACGGCGAGGAAGCCATCGTGCTGAAGTCGAAGGCGAAATACATTGTCCGCGCTGACAAGAACATTCGTGCCAAGAGCGCGGCCCGTGTGATTTTCGACGAGCTGCGCGAGCAGCATAATGATGATGGCTGGAATGCCGTCTCGCAGACCACGAAGGCCGTGTGGAGCTCGCAATTGTGGGGCATCAGCAATGCCGGTGACTATCGTAGCGTCGCGCTCCGCAAGCAGGTGGACAAGGGCCGTAAACTCGTGGACGCTTGGAAGCAGTATGTGGCTGATGGTGTGGATGCCGCCGAGGCTTTCGCCAATGGCGAGCAGGACGGCAGCTTCGGATATTTCGAGTGGTCGGCGCCTGACAAGTGCCCGGTGGATGATGCCGACGCGATTCGCCAGGCTAACCCGTCGCTCGGTTACGGGCCGATGACCGTGGCTTCCGTGCGCTCCGACATCGATGGCATGACCGAGGCGGCTTTCCGCACCGAGGTTTTATGCCAGTGGGTGACCGCCGACATCGTGCCCTACATCAACCCGAAATTGTGGGCGCATGGCACCGATGGCGCTTCCTGCATACCCGCCGAGAACCGCGTGGTCCTGGCGGTGGACACCTCGGCCGACCGCCAGACCACGTATGTGGCCGCCGCCGGTCTTCGTGACGATGGTCTCCCGCATGTGGAGCTTATAGCCAGGCGCGACGGCATGTTGTGGGTGCCGCATTTCCTTGACTTGCTTCGTGAGAGCTGGCCGAATGTCTGTGAGATTGCCGTGCAGTCTAAGGGTTGTCCGGCGGTCGATTTCATCGACCCGCTCACCGAAAAAGGCTGGAACGTGCATCTCATCGAGGGCTTCCGATTGGGCGCGTGCTGCGGCCGCTTCCTCGACCGCGTGCGCGAAGGCAAGCTCCGGCACCTGCCGCAGCCCGCCATCGAACAGCAGGTGAGCGTGGCCGTGACAAGGCGTCTCGGTGAGGTCGAGGTGTGGGACCGCGCGAAAAGCGCCCTGCAGATCAGCGGCCTCATCGCCGAGAGCGAGGCATTGTACGCGCTTGAGACCATGCAGGTCGAAGCAGAAACGCCGAAATATTCGCCGAGCGTGACGCATTTCGCGGTCGTATGACCCAATGAGGAGGTTTCATGGGTTTCTTTTCCAGATGGCTCAAGAAAAGCCCCGTATCCGTGGCCCAGAAGTTCTCCGAATCGCCAGTGAGCATTTCACAGGTGGCGCAGATTCCCATCGACTGGTTCGGCGCTGGAGTGTATGAGCGTGAGGCGGCGGTGCGTACCGTCATCGACCATATCGCGCGGAACATCGCCAGCATGCCCTTCAAGGTCTACCGACGTCAATCTGACGGCGATCGCGTGGAGGACACCACAAGCCCATTGGCGCAATTGATGGCCAGGCCGAGCGTGCTTCCTGGCATGACCCGCTACCGGTTCTTCTACTCTTTGCTGTGCGATGGCCTGCTCAATGACCGGTGGCTTTGCCTGCTCGATGCCGACAAGCAGTCCGGCCGACTATGGCTGCGGCGTATCCCGGTGCAGAATTTCACCCTTTCCGGCAACACTCTCGATGAGATCACCGGCGTGCAGATCAGCACCGGCCAACCGGAGGGCAGCCGGTATTTCAAGCTGCCCGACCCGCAGATTCTGCTGGACGTGGGCTATAGCACGTCCGGTATCGGCGGCTCTCCGGTGTCCGGCACTCTCGCCCCGCTTTTGGCGGAGGCGCGTGAGATGGCCGAATATCGACGTGCCATCGCCAAGAACGGTGGCCAGATTCCGGCCTATATCTCGCGTCCGAAGGAGATGCCGTGGCTTTCGCAGGAGGCTCAGGACGAATTCGTGCAGGGCATGCGGAATTACAAGGCTGGCGGCAATCTCGCCGGTGGCTGGCCGCTGCTCAACGATGGCATGGAAATCAAGACGGTGGACGCCTTCAAGCCGATTGACATGCAGGACATCGACGCGAGGGACAAGATCCGCATCGACGTGGCCAACGCCTTCCATATCGCGCCGGAGAATCTAGGCTTCCGCAGCGGCACGAATTCCAACATCGCTTCCTTCAAGGAGCAGATGTGGAATGTGGAGCTCATGCCGTACATCGTAGCTTTCGAGCAGTCGCTCAACCTGCTGCTGCCTGACGCGCTCGGACAGCCGGACGCCTACATCGAGGCGAACGTTGACGCCAAGCTGCGCGGAACGTTCTCCGAGCAGTATCAGGCGCTTTCCACGGCCACGGGGCGCAGCTTCATGACCACGAACGAGGCGCGGCGCATCCTGAACTATCCGAAGGTCGAGGGCGGTGACGATCTGGTGACGCCATTGAACGTCGCGACAGGCGGCCAGCCCAGCCCGCAGGACGGCGGCAGGACGCAGAACGCGCAACAGAACAATCCAGTGAACGGAGAAGACCAGTGAATCTCAAACAGCTCAGATTCAACGTGAAGTCCTTGGACGATTCGGCTGGCGAAGGCGTTTTCAGCGGCTATGCCAGCACTTTCGGCAACAAGGACCTGCAGGGTGATGTGATCGCCAAGGGCGCTTTCGCGGAGACTTTGGAGAAGGATTACAACGGCGGCGCCGGTATTCCTATCCATTGGAACCATCAGGACGGCAAGCCGACCGACATCATCGGCCGCACACTGAGCGCCGTCGAGGATGAGAAGGGCCTTCTCATCTCGGCCCAGCTCGACATCGACGATAATCCTACCGCCCAGCAGGCTTACGACCTGCTCAAGGACGGCAGGGTGCATCAGATGAGTATCGGCTTCGTGCCGACGAAGACAGCGTGGATCACCGAAAAGGGCGATGGTCCGTGGGGCGGCCATTCCGAATTCCAGCAGATCAAGCTTTTCGAGATCAGCGTGGTGCCGGTGGCCGCGAACCAGCAGGCCGAGATTCTGGCCGTGAAGTCAGGTCGTGCCATCAGCTCCGCCAACGAGGAGAAGCTGCGTGCCGCGCTGGCCTCGCTGAATGAGGCGCTTGACGGCATCGATTCCGATAATTCCGCTTCCGACGAGGATAAGGCGGATGATTCCAAGACCGGCGAGAGGCCGGACGATAAGAAGCTTGACCCCGATGAGGGCAAGGACGCTGAGGCCGAGAAGGCCGAGCGCCTGAATGTAATCAAATCCGCCCGTGAACTGGTCACTGGCGGCAAGGACAACAAGGAGACCAAATGAGTTTCAATGATCGTCTCGCCAAGACCAAGGCCGCCATCGAAGCGGTGCTGGCCAAGGGCGAGGATAATCTCACCGCTTCCGACATCGAGAAGCTGAAGGGTCTGAACGCCGAAGCGCACGAATTGCAGGACTCCATCGAGACGCTGGACACCGTGCACAAGCGCTTCGAGGGTCTGACCGATAATCTGACGGACACTCAGAAGAGCGGTGTCGCCCATCAGTCTCTTGGCGATTTCGTCGTGAAGAGCATCGGCGAGCAGCTGGTGAAGATGAAGGGCGTGTCCGGCGCTTCCATCGCCACGCCTGAATGGCTGCCGAACCGCAAGGCCAACACCGACACTCAGGTGACCGGTGGTCCGTCCGGCGCGTATGGCTCTCTGCTGACATATGTTGACCCGAATTTCGTGGAAGGCTACCGCCGTCCGACCATCACCAACCTCTTCGGTGTCGGCGCTATTAGTGGACAGGCCATCACCTACTTCGTGGAAGGTGCTCAGGAAGGCGATTTTAAGACCGTCGGCGAAGGCGAGGAATTCGGTCAGATTCATTATGCCAATGCGACCGAGCACACCGACGCATTGTCCACCATCGCTGGCTTCATCAAGGAGTCCGGTGACATGATCACCGACCTCGCCTTCTTGAAGTCCGACATCGATGGCCGTCTGCTTTACAGTCTGAGCATCAAGGAGGAGCAGCAGCTGCTCAACGGCGACGGCACCGGCAAGAACATCAAGGGCCTGCTGCATCGCGACGGCATCCAGACATACACGGCTACCGACGCTGGTAATGATGTCGCTATTCTGCACGCGCAGACCATGATTTCCACCGAGACCGGCATGATGCCTGACGCTCTGGTCATCAATCCGGCAGACTATGAGGCTCTTCGTGAAAAGAAGGACAACAATGGTGCGTACCTTGGCGGTGGCCCGTTCTATGGCATCAATGGCGGTGCGGTGAACATCACACCGTCTCTGTGGGGTATGAACACTGTCGTATCCCCGGCAGTCGCCAAGGGCACCGCCGTTGTGGGTGCTTTCAAGCGTGCCGCGACTTTCTATCGCAAGGGCGGTGTCGCTGTGGAGGCCACCAACTCCAATGACACCGACTTCATTGCCGATCTGGTGACTATTCGTGCTAAGGAGCGCGTGGCATTGGCCGTGCGCATTCCGAAGGCTTTCGTCACCCTGACCCTGAAGTAAGGAGGAATGATGGCTCGACAGTTTCGAGTGATTCCGGTCGCTTCCGCGAAGCTTGACCCGAACGCCGCCGTGGCGGATGTGATCTTCGTGGATGCGAAGGGCAAGCCGACCGACATTGGTGG